CAGTAACAACTCCAAGTGGATCAGCAGTATTTTCTCAAAGAAATATTACCGTTACTAAAAGAACAGCTTACGATAGCTGGAACTTACAAACACTAACTCAAAAATACTTAGGTATTTCTGCGTTACCAGAAGGTTCTTATGAAGAAACTTTCTCACTATTAAATGACTTAACTACTGAATTAGTAGCTAAAGCTCAGCAGGAAAATGATAACTTTATCTGGAATGCGTCAGGTTCAGGTACATTTCCTGGTTCAACTGTTGTTGCTGAAGCTGATGGATTTAAATTACTTATTTCTGGATCTACTTCAGGTGTAAATGTAGCAACAGGAACTTCTGCGACTGCAATTACAGGTTCAACTGCATACGAGCAATTAACAGGAATGATTTCTAGCATTGACGCTAACGTAGCTGATGCTCCAGATTTAACATTCTTCTGTGGTATCTCAGTATTCCAAAGAATCATAAATGGTTTAACTACTCAGAACTTATTCCATTTTGACCCAACAACTGTGAAGTCAAGAGGTGGATACTATGAAGTACCATTACCAGGATATCCAAACGTAGTTATCGTAGGAGGTTGGGGTCTAAGAAACTCAGAAAGAGTAGTATTAGGACCTGCATCTGATATGTACGTAGGAACTGATTTAGTTTCAGATACATCAAACTACCAATTGTGGTATGATATCAATTCTGATACAATCAAATACAGATTGAGAAACAAATTAGGAACTCAAATTGGACATCCACATTATTACGTGTCTAACGATTTAGCCTAAGCTTTAACCGATTATTAACTAACACAAAAAACTAAAAATTATGGCATGTGATATAACATCAGGATTTCAACTAGGTTGTCGAGACAACATGGGGGGACTTCGTCAAATTTACATCTTAAGTGGTTCAGTTAGTTCAGTAACAGGCGCATCAAATGGTTTACTAACAGCCATCAGTGGTTCAGGTACGTTCTTTTTATTCGAACTTGCTAAAAACACAGGTGACTTTGTAGAAACTATTAATAGTAGCATTGAAAATGGAACCGTTTATTACGAACAAGTAGTAAACGCTCCATTTCAAAAACTACAATCGTCTACACGTAATCAAGTTAAGGTATTGGCTCAAAACCCAGACCTTAAGATTATAGTTCAAACTAATAACGGAACCGAAGACGGTGGAGTAGGACAATTTTTCTACTTAGGCCAAGAAAACGGAATGACGTTGTCAGGTGGATCTGGACAAACCGGTACTGCTTTTGGAGACTTAAATGGATACACACTAACATTTACAGGGGATGAACCATTCCCAGCAAGTGAAGTAAGTGGATCTTCTTTGACACCAATTCTTTCAGGAATTACAACTTCCAACTAATACACAATTATTACCTAAATCAAGGGGGTAGAGTAATCTCTACTCCCTATTTTAGGTTTACTTTACAATAAAAACATATTTATATCTGTGATTAGACTAAACTACAGTTCAAGCGGAGAAGAAACAAATGCATTATGGGTCAATAGAATCGTAAGCGCATCTGAGGTTTTATATAGTTTAACTAGTAGCTATGACCAATCAACTTGGGAATTATCAGGTAGTGTTACATCAAATAAAACTCAAGGTGGTGATGGATGGATATTAGTACAATCTAGTAAAGATTTAGTACCTACAGCAAGTGGGCAATGGTTTGCAGATATATCACCTCTTATACCTATTTATATTAATGCAATTTGGGATATTACAGGACTTAAATGGGAAGATAATAATGAACCAATAGCCGTTTTAGATTATAAATGGGCTACTTTCCAAAAATACCTAGATTATAAAGCCGATGGAGGTTTTATTGACACAGAACGCGTGTGGGTATCAGGATCTAATAACCCATTAATTACAGATTATATATCTAATAATGAAAATGGGACGTTTAACACATATCAAAACTAATGGAAAATAAAAAATTTAACTTCTCATCTATTAAAAAGGAAACTTTTGCCGTGAAAAGCGGATATGATAGAGAAACTAACCCATATCGAGAAGATCACCTTGATATGCCTAAGTATATGAAATTTGGTGCAGATAATATGTACCCAGAATATTTAATTTCATTATACAATCAATCTTCAATTCACGCCTCGTGTGTAAACTCAATTGTACAAGCAATTATAGGTGATGGTTTAATAACAGAGAATGAAGACATACTAAATGTTGCTAACAGAGAAGGAGAATCTTGGAATGATATCTTCAAAAAAGTAGCTTTAGATTACAAACTCTTCGGAGGCTATGCTTTAGAGATTATTTACTCTAGAGATAGAAGCAAGATAGCCGAAATCTATCACGTTGACTTTAGTCACGTTCGTGCTATGGAAAAAAACGATAGAAATAAAATCCCAGGATATTATATTAACCACGATTGGAAACCAACTTGGAATTATAATATTCAAAATGAGAATAAAAAATTACCTTCATTACCACCATTTAATTTAAATAAACGTAGTGAAGAGCCTAAACAGTTGTTGTATCATAATCCTTATAGACCAGGACAACAATATTACCCTCTACCTGACTATGTTGGAGGATCTAAAGTTATCGACTTAGATCAGGAAGTTGATAATTTTCATATATCAAACATCAAAAATGGTTTAAGTCCATCTTTAGCAATTACAACATTTACAAATGCTAATGACGAAGAGAGACAAGCTATAGAGAATATGCTACGTTTACAATACGAAGGCACTAATAATGCTGGAAATATGTTATATATGGATGTAGCTGATCCATCATTAGCTCCTAGAATTGAACCAATACCTCAAAATGGTGCAGATGAGTACTACACGACTCTTAATGATATAGTATCTCAAAAAATACTTACAGCACATAGGATTACAAGTCCTGCCCTATTAGGTATTAAAGAAAATACAGGATTAGGTAATAACGCAGAAGAATTAGAGACTGCTTATCGTTTATTCTTAAACACAGTAGTAGCACCATTCCAACAAAGTATTTTAGGTGTATTTGATGGTTTATTAGAATTTAACTACGGTGAGTTAACATTAGGTATTATTCAGAAAAATCCATTATTTGAATATGATGAAGAAGAAGAAGATGAAGTAGTAACATCTCAAGAAACTGAGGTTGTAGATGAAGCAGGATTAGAAGATCAAATAGATAACGAAGCACCTTTAACAGAATAAAATATGACAACCACACTCTTAATATCAGAAGCAAAAGTTCGTGCGTTTACAGATTTGAATGAATCAGTAGATGATTCTTTAATGGTTAATGCTATACGCGAACAGCAAGATATGGTCATTCAACCAATCATTGGAACAAAGTTATACAATGTCATTATAGAGAAAATTGATAACAATAGTGTATCAGGTTCATATCAAACACTATTAGATGATTATATCCAACCAGCATTAATTTATGCTTCATTATATAACATAACGGAAAATGTTTACGTGAGAACGCGTAACAATGGATTATTAACCCCAACCGGTGGAGAAAATAGCCAAAATGTTGATAAAAATATGTATGACACAAAACGTCAATCTATATTTAACAAACAACAATTTTACTCAGACCAATTATCAAGATATTTAAACGAAAAATATAATTTATTTCCTGAATTAGGGCAAAATACTGAATTATACCAGTTTATACCAGATTATGGTTCACAATATCGTTCACCAATTGTAATGCAACGTAATACAAGATCTGTTTACTTAAATTTAGCTCGACAAGCAGGTTTACCAATTGTTAACTCAGCATATCCCTCATATCCACCACCAGGACCTAATAATAAATAAAATATGGCAACAGATTTATCAGGACTTTATATAAGTCAATCATTTCAAAACTTAGTACAGAGGAGCGCTAGTGGTGCTTTTAATATACTAGCAACAGCTACAGGTACGGAATTTATTCCGGTATCAGCAAGTTATGCTATATCAGCAAGTTATGCATTAACTACAGAACTACAAGTATCAGCATCTTATGCTGTAAGTGCTTCATATGCTTTAAGTTCAAGCCAAGCAGATAATTCAAATACATCAATTTCAGCATCACACGCGTTAAATGCAGACGTAGCTGTAAGTGCTTCATATGCTTTAAGTTCAAGCCAAGCAGATAATTCAAATACATCAATTTCAGCATCACACGCGTTAAATTCAGATAGTGCTTTAACTTCTATATCTTCATCACACGCGTTAAATGCAGACGTAGCTATTAGTTCATCGCACGCTGTGAATTCAGATAGTGCTATTAGTTCATCTCACGCACTAAACGCAGATAACGCAATAAGTTCATCATATGCTGTAACCGCATCTTATGCTGAAAATTCAGTAGGTGGAACTCAATTAGCAGGAGAAAATTACATATACGTTTCTGGTTCAGGTACAGAGGCACAAAATGCAACTGAATTAACAGCAGCATTAGCAGTTGGAGTAGCTGCAACACCAAATGGATTAGCTAAATCAACAACAAATAGATTTACAGTAGTTGTAGCACCAGGAAATTATGATTTTACAGCTGCGGATTTAGATTGGAATACTGATTATGTAGATTTTAGATCATTAACAGGTGAAAAAGATGTTTACTTTAGTAATGCAACATATACATTCCAATTAAATACAAACGATGCTAAAATAACAGGTATAGATACAGGTACAAAAGCATTTAAAGTAGCAACAAACTTAGCAAACGTAATAGTTAATAACTGTAAAGGTGGTAATGATTCATTTGGTACAAACCAAACAATATCAGGTACATATATTGATTGTGAAGCGGGGGGTACATCATTTGCAGGAAATGGAGGAACAGCATCAGGAACATTTATAAATTGTAAATCACCTGCTCAAAACTTATGCTTTGGAGCATTATTTGGAGCAAGTACAGGAGTATTTGAAAATTGTAGTGTAGATTTAAATTTCTCAGGATATTCAACAGCACAAGGATCATATACAAGATGTAGTGGATTAAATGAATTCCTTAGAAATGGACTTGGAGTAAGTGGTAGAGCATATAATTGTATTGCAGTTGGTAATAATAATTATGGTCAAGCAGGTCCTACAAATATTTTAGGACAAGTATTAAATTGTATTACAGGTACAGCAGGAACGGGGGTAACCGCAGATTTATTCCCAGGTGTGGGTGCAGGAGGTAAATTAGTGAACTCCATAGATGGATTATTCACAGTAAATAACATAGTAAGATAAAAATAAAAATATGAGTAAAGTATTAGAACTTAGTTTAGAATCAAATTACATTTGGATGTCAATTGACGAATGGTCAATGACACCAGCTGATACAGCTATAATGTTAAATGGTACACCAGCAGAGCAAGCAGCTACAGCAGCTAAATATGAGAATAAACCACGTTTAATAGCGTGTAGTAACGCAGAAATAGATTCAGCCAATACAACACTCGCTACAGTATACACTGGTTCAGTAGACAACGTAGTTTGTGCCAATTTTACTATACAAGACGATAACTCAATTTCACAAGGTATTGTTAATTACAATGACGGTGGATTAGAACATAAACAAATAAGACTTTAAGATATGGCAGGATTATTAATAGACTCAGGATCATTAGTGATAACAGGTTCAGCAGTTAACAATGTTAACACAATAACTGTAGCTTCTTTAACATCATCAATAGATTGTAATTTATCAAATACATTTCAATTTGTAGCTGGTGCCGCAAACACACACGTAATAGCTACTAATATAAATGAAGGACAAGTAATAAATGTTCAAGTAACCCAAGATGTGGGTGGAGCAGGAACATTAACATTTGATTCAGCATTTAAATGGCCAAGTGGAACCGCACCTACTTTAACAGCAACGTCAAATGCAATTGATTTAATATCATCGGTTTCATACGATGGAACAACTTTAATATCAAACGCCACACAAAACTATAGTTAATTAATTATATAACGTAATTTATGTTTATAAGCACAGGAGTATCATTATTAGGGGCACAAGCAGCAGGAGGAGGAGGATTACCAAATGTTTATACTACAGGTTTACAAGCTTGGTGGGATTTTGGTGAATCTACTTCATACCCAGGTACAGGAACTACAATTTTTGATTTATCAGGAAATGGTAATGATGGAACTTTATCAGCTGGTATGGCTTTTACTAGTAGTTTTGGTGGAGGTGGTTATATGGCTAATAAACCAGACAAAGTTTTTAATACTTCTAATTTCTTGGCATCAACTAAAAACTGGACGATTTGTGTAATTGGTAATTATAACGGTACGTTTGATGAAAGAATTTGGTCTGGGATTATGAATGGTGATTCAGGTGATTTAGCAGTTTCTACTACAGGTAGGACGAGATTAGTAGGTTCAGGTGGTTCACAAGGTTATTGGAATAATGTAGGGGTTGGAAGTTTTGATCAAGATATATTAAATATGTATACTTATCAATGTGATAATAGAAATCCATTTTTAAGATCATATTGGAAAAATAAAACATCATACGCAGTTGTAAATGCAACATCAGCGGCAACAAGTCAAATTGAAGCTGTTAAAGGATTTACTTGGGGAGGATATAATAATCCCCCAGCAACTAACTCTGTAACTGGAATTAGTTATGTTGCCTTAGTTTATAATACAAATTTAATACAAGCAAATATAGATCAAAATTATGATGCTTATAAAGTAAGATTTGGTCTTCCATA